CAACATGTAAACGTATTTGCCGCAAAATTCTAAATTAGTACTAAAATATAAAATATAGAGGGGATTGATCACCCCTCTTTTTTATGGTATAATTATAAGGAGAGTCTGGATCAACATGGACAAAGAAAGACTAAAACTCATTGTAAAAAATCTTGAACTTCTTGTAGAGTCTCTAAAATCGGAAATTTATTCGGACAAAGATTCATATACTAAAAAATGTATTGAAGACAATGAAGTTTACAAATCAGTTTTTGAAGACGATGATGGTTATCCCTACTAATGAGCAGAACAAAGGAACTTGTAAAGTTGCTTGAAAGACTTATCAAGCAAGATCATCTCTATAGTGATGATCATATCAAAGAAATGAAAGCACAACTACGTGCTGTCAAAGAACAAATTGCAGATTTGGAAAAACAAAATTCAAAAGGATTTGGTAAAAAATGAGCGTAAGATTGATTAGTGTGACCCCAGAAGCGGAGAAGACGATGGGGTATGTAGCGAGAGTCAGCAATCCAAACAACCAGGAAAACCCGAAGGTAGCGGGACTCCTTAAGTATTGCGTTAAGCATCAACACTGGTCTGTATTTGAGCAGGCATTCATGACTCTTGAGATTGAGACTACTCGTGGTCTGGCGGCTCAAATTTTGCGTCACCGTTCGTTCACATATCAAGAGTTTTCCCAACGCTATGCTGATTCCTCCCTATTGGGTGAAACGATCCCCCTCCCAGAACTCCGCCGTCAAGACACCAAGAATCGTCAGAATTCTATTGACGATATTGACCCATTTACGATTCAGAAGTATCAAATGCTGATGCAGCAGCACTTCAATGCGGGTATGGATTTGTATCAGAAAATGCTTGGTGATGGGATCGCAAAGGAGTGTGCTCGTTTTGTTCTCCCCCTCGCCACGCCCACCAGACTCTATATGTCGGGATCATGTAGGTCATGGATCCATTATATCACTCTGAGGTCTGCAAACGGCACACAGAAGGAGCACATGGACATCGCAGAGGCATGTAAGAAGATCTTTGTAGAACAGTTTCCAACGTGTGCAGAAGCACTAGAATGGGTCTAAATATTTTATATTGAATTTATAACAATGGCAACATATCCCGTTATTCACAAAGAAACAGGTGAACAAAAAGACGTAACCATGAGCGTTCATGAATGGACGCAATGGTGTGCAGACAATCCTGACTGGAAGAGAGACTGGTCTGATCCCTCTACTTGTCCTTCTTCCGGTGAATTAGGTGAATGGAAGGACAAACTTCGTAAGTCTTATCCTGGATGGAATGATGTTTTAGGAAAAGCACAAAAACAACCTGGTTCAACAATTAAGAAAATTTAAATTACCCTATGGCAAGAAAGAAAAGGAACAATGACCTCCAACCCATTGGAGTTGGATTGACGACCAAGCAAATGAAAAGAAAGAAACCTGTAAATAGTGATTTTTTAGTAGACATTGAACCACTTACAGATAATCAAAAGCAACTATTTGATTCATATAAAAAAGAGAAGCATTTAATTGCATATGGATGTGCAGGAACGGGTAAAACTTTTATTACTCTTTATAATGCATTAAGGGACGTTCTTGATGAAAGGACACCATATGAAAAAGTTTATATGGTCCGTTCCTTAGTTTCTACCAGAGAAATTGGTTTTTTACCTGGCGACCACGATGATAAATCTGCACTCTATCAGATTCCTTATAAGAACATGGTAAAGTACATGTTCCAAATGGCAACTGATGCAGACTTTGAGATGTTGTATGGAAATCTTAAAGCACAGGAAACTATTAAGTTCTGGTCAACTTCTTTTCTTCGCGGAACAACTCTTGATAATGCAATCATCATTGTTGATGAATTTCAGAACTTGAATTTTCACGAACTTGATAGTATAATTACAAGAGTTGGTGAAAATAGTAGAATTTGTTTTTGTGGTGATGCTACTCAATCAGACCTTACTAAAACCAATGAAAGAAATGGTATTGTAGATTTTATGAAAATTCTAAGAGCAATGCCATCCTTTGATATTATTGAATTTGGTGTTGAGGATATTGTCCGTTCTGGACTTGTCAAAGAATACATCGTTGCAAAAATGGAAGCAGGTATGTAATGTTTAATCATGTTGATTTGAGTCTCCCTTCTCTTCAAAGGGAGACTATTGACGGGGTTCGATTCTATAAAGTTCCCAATGAAGAAGAACTTCTCCGACTGGTCTCCATTACTTCGGTGACCAGTCATTTTAATAAGGAGATTTTTGTTAAATGGCGTAAAAAAGTAGGAGACGAAGAAGCAGATCGTATTACCAAAGCATCAACTGGTCGTGGTACCGATATGCATACTTTGGTGGAGAATTATCTTTTTAATATTCCAGAACTCCCAAAAGTTCGTCCTATTTCAGAATTTCTATTTAAAATTTGCAGACCAGAACTGGATAATATAAATAATATTCATGCCTTAGAAAGTTCCCTATATAGTAAAGTCTTGGGCATTGCTGGAACAGTTGATTGTATTGCCGAATATAATAACGAGTTAGCAATTATAGATTTTAAAACATCTAAGAAACCAAAACCACGAGAGTGGATCGATCACTATTTTGTGCAATGTGCTGCATATGCTTGTATGTTGTATGAATTGACTGATATCCCAGTCAAAAAATTTGTAATTATTATGGCCTGCGAAAATGGAGAATGCGTCGTCTATGAAGAACGAGACAAATCAAAGTACATCAAACTGCTCAGCAAATATATTAGAAAATTTGTTGCAGATAAACTGGAATTCTATGAAAACAAATAACGAATTAGAAAAAGCAATAGAAAATAAATTTCTTACTCCTTCTAAATTTGCACTAGAAATTGAAAAAATTGTTACTGAAGAAAATATCAATTACATTGATGCCATCTGTCAGTATTGTGAAATTAATGGTGTTGAGGTAGAATCGGTAACGAAACTAATTTCTAAACCTCTCAAAGAAAAATTGAAGTGGGACGCAACACGTCTTAACTTCATGAAACGAACTTCTAGAGCAAAACTTCCTTTATGACCGTGACTCCCTTTGAAACTTATCAACATTATTTGTCACTAAAAAATCATTTCACAAATCCAAAATACGATTTCTTCAAGTATGGTGCGAAGACCCGCGCCAGTATTACCTCTTTCAATAAAAGGAAGGATAAATACTGGTTCGAGAAGACAAGTCGCAAGTATTCTGATAAAGAAGTCGTAGATTTTTTAGTATCCAATTTCACTGCCACCGACAACCCGCAAAACCTATGGATTGGAGAAATTATCAATTCTGGAGAAAGAAATTATTACGATTGGATAAGACGCCAACAGAGTTTGACCTACTTATTCAAAGAACAAAGCAGCGAATTGCTATCGGAGAACAAGTTAGAGAGTTTGTTCAATTGTACCAAAGGTCACCCACTGATACTCAAAAAGTATCTAAGCGGGACCGTATCATTAGAAACTTTAACAATCTTCGACAAAATATTCCATTTCGCAAAAAACTTTGATAAAAATTTAGATGATCCAGTGTGGGAAACCGTCAGTCTAAAGATAAAGAAATATTCCCCTTTTCTAAATATTGATATGTTTAATTACAAAAAGATATTAAGGGGTATAATTAATGAGTGAATTTTTTGATTCAGAATTTGTAAAAGAAGAATTGGAAGAAATAAATCGTCTTCAGGAAGAAATATATGGAACCATTTTTACCTTTGGTACAATGTCTCGTGAAGAGAAATTAAATCATGTTGAAAAGTTAAAACTTCTTTTAGAAAAACAAAGAATAATGTACACTCGTATGTCATTATCAGATGATCCACAGGCTGTAAAGACTAAAGAGAAACTTCAAAAATCTGCAGAGATGATGGGTTTTACATCCACGTCAGACCTTAATAAGGTATTCGATTCTATGGATGCAACCATAGACTCTCTTGTGTCATACTTAGATTCAGAATTCTAAACTCCAGGGCTTGACATCCCTGTATGGGTCTCCTATACTAAAGAAGTCGAACATCCGACAAATCCAATTTATCCAACGAAATCCTAATGTCTTTCGCAGATCTTAAAAAGCAATCCAAACTAGGTTCCTTAACCGCCAAATTGGCAAAGGAAGTCGAAAAAATGAATAACTCTGGTAACAACGCTGATGAGCGTCAGTGGAAACTGGAGTGTGATAAAGGCGGTAATGGTTATGCCGTAATCCGTTTCCTGCCCGCACCCAATGGCGAAGACCTGCCATTCGCAAAAGTTTATTCCCATGCTTTCCAAGGTACTGGTGGTTGGTTGATCGACAACTGCCTTACCAGTCTCAATCAGAAGTGCCCTATCTGTGAGCACAACTCTGGTCTTTGGAACAACGGCACCGATGCTGGTAAGGATGCTGCACGTAAGCAGAAGCGTAAACT